AAGTGCTTCATTTAAATCAAATGTCTCTTTCATGTGTCTTTCCTTTAGAATATGTTATTCTATCGGATTGACACAAAATTTCTAACACTCCCTAATTAGTGACTTCGTATATAATATTTTTCACTTTATTAAATCTTGTTTTTATAAAAAACTGTAATGTACTATAGTGTAAAATCGCGTTTAAAATGTCCCAATTAGTGGAATATGAAATGTCCCTACTGTAAAGCTTAAATGTAAGATAGCGTATTTTAGGGATTTGTAGGGGTTGGGTTGTTGGGGTAAGTGGGGTTTCTTAAGAGGTTTTTGGCACTAAGGAACTACTAAGGAACAGACTAAGGAACTATTTTAAAGCCCTGTTTATGGGGTTTTAATGGTAATAAGTGGTTTTTAGGTAGAGTTACTAAGGAACTAAAAAAGCTTAAACTTAAAGATTTGAATTAGTTTTGAGGGGTATTAAATGGGGGTTTAAGATGTGTTAAATGAATATTTAAACATTGTGCAAAAATTGCACTTTTTGAAGTAAAAATATCTAAAGTGTTATTTGCACCAGTTACTCTTTTTGTGACCATGATATATAACGGCAAGATCTCTCTTAACCAGCTCTTTAGCAACACTTTTACCATCTACATATACATCTGCAACAATTCTAAAATACTTTCCACGGTGCATATTGCGAAGCTCTATGACTTTTGCATTACGAAGTATATTTACAGTTACTTGTTTGGCTTTTCTTGCAAGAATTTTTTCCTGTTTGCATTTTCCTCTCAGCTCAGGCGTGTCAATACCATTTATACGAATAGGTATTCTTTCGCCGATTATGCTCGGGTATTCTGCAATATTAACCCTGAATGTATCGCCGTCATAAATGGATGTAACTTCAGTCACTCTAACATTACCAAAGTTTTTATTATTTATTGAGCCTGCAAAGAGGCTCGGTGAAAGCAGAAATAATAATAGTATTTTTGTTATTTTCATAACTATTTATCGCATAATTCTTTTGCTTTTTCAGTAAGATAGCCAAGATCCATCTTTAAACCTTTTATTTTAGGGTTATCAGCCCATACTTCATTAAGTGCTTTTAAATCGTTTTGACCGTAATGCATATCTGCATAACCAGTAAGTCCATAAGCTTTGCCATTCACTATAACAACAGGAGCTTTACCAACATCATCTACGTAACATTTTATTATTGCCTTATCGGTTTTAAGAGGCCATTTGTCACCAAACTCTTTTTTTGTTACCACTTTTTCTTGTGGTCCACTTGAACATCCAATAGCTATAAAAGCTACAATCAACAGTGCAATTTTTTTCATGTTTTTTCTCCTTTTAGATTGATTTTAATTTTCCCCTAACAATTGCAATAATTTTTATATCTTCTACTTCCATATCTTGTAGAACAATATCTTCATAAATTGGATTATTACTTTTTAAAATCAATGTATTTTTAAATGGAATTTTTTCTATTTTTTTAATATAGATATCACCTTGTATATTAATTATGACCGTATCACCATTTTTAATTTCACTAAGTTCATCAACTTTTTCAATAATTGCAATATCACCATTTTTAAAAAATGGCTCCATACTGTCACCTAATATATTAATTAATTCTATTTTTTTTGGATTTATTATTTTTAAAGTTTCTAATAAAAATACAGATAGTTCTATTTTTTGAGGTAAAAAATTAAAATTCTGTGCACCCCCTCCAGCACTTGCATATATATCTGGATAATAATTAACTTCTATAGTATTGTTAGTTTTGTTTTCAGGAATCATTGTTCCTTTTCCTGTTAGTAACCAATCAAAAGAAATAGAGTATTTTTCTCTAATAAGATCAGCTATTTCTACGCTCATTTTATTTTTTCCTATTTCTATGTCTTTGATTTTATGCCATTTTATCCCTAGTTTATCTGCAAATTGTTGTTGTGTAAGCCCTAAGTGTTTTCTTACTTTTTTTAGCCTTTCTCCACCACTCACTTATATCCTTTTAGAAAATTACTAAAAAATAGAGTATTTTTATTGACTAATAGAGAAAATTACTCTATAATCTCTAAAGAAGTTATTTTTAACTATATCGGCAATAATCGCTATAAGGATTATATCAAATGAAACAAAAATTAAACATAGACACTGCAAAGATACTGGATGACTGGGGAACCGTAAAGCGTTTTTGCAAAAAAAACGGAATAAACATAAACACTTACAGAGTCGTTAAAGCAGGCAACGGCAAGAGTAAAAAAATAGAAAATATATTAAAAGAGCATGGGTATTTAAAATGAAATATAAAACTTATAGCTCTTACATCAAAAACGTCAAGAAGCCTATGAGCTACCAAAGATACAAAAAGGCTTTGTATGAACAGATGGACAAAGAGACAAAGCAGAAGGTTCTTGATTTGATTCGAAGCGGTAAAAAATTTGGTGAGGTGTGCGAGATCGCAGGTGTTTCGATTGATGAAGTGTGTTGTGTTTTTGAAGAGAATATCATCAAAACATGTATGTATGATTTAAACAGAGAGGCTAAGTAGTGAGAAGTAAAGAGCTTGCTTTAGAGTTTGAATGTACTGAACGCTACATTAGAAAACTCACCAAAAAAGCCCTTGAGAGTGGGAAAAACTACATTACCATCAAGGGTGAGAAGGTGGTTTTTAAAGAGATTACAGGGGTCAACGTGGGACGCGGTGGCAAGGTGTATGAGTATATCTTGCCTAAGAGCACGCAAGCAAAAAAGAGACGAGTGAGTGTAAGCAAAGTGGTACCTGCAATGCTGCCAAAGATCGACCTGGAAAATCCAAGTGTAGAGGATAAGATGGAGATAGTTGGAGTTTACAACAAGACAAAGAGTAGCATAAGAGCACTTGCAGAGGCTTATAGCATTGAATCTAACGGTAGATTTAGTGCTGTGAGTCTTGAGAAGCGGTTTAAACGCTGGATCGAGAAGTTTAAGCGTGAAGGTAAAGAGGGATTGAAAGATAAAAGAGGTAGCAAAAAGCAAAGTAGCATTGATTGGGATCTCTTTTTGGGTAGTTTGGTGCAAAAGGGGAACTTAAAGAGTTACTACGCCAGGTACTGCTATGCGTACTGTAAGCAAAATGATCTACCTTATGATGTGTTTGAGCCAAAAAGCAATGTCAGCTACTCAAATTTTGTGAAGTTTTACAACAAGCATAAAGATGATTTCATAGTCAAAGCGGTTTTAAAAGGTCCTGATGCGCTCGATAGATTGCAACCAATCTTTAGAAACCACTTTGAGTATGCAAATCAACTCTGGGAGATAGACGCTACAACGCTTGATCTGATGGTGAAGGTGCCAGTAGTTGATGGAAAGGCTAACTTTTTTGAAAAAAGAGAGAGTGAAAGTTACATTCTTAAGAGATTTGCACTTATTGGGGTGGTGGATCGTTTTAGTGGTGCTAGGGTTTATGTTCTTAGGCGCAGTGACACAAGCTATAGCGATGTAAGGCTGATTGAAAAGGCTTTTGGTTTACTTGGAGTTCCAGAAGCAATTAAAGGCGATAACGGCAAAAACTATGTGAGTAGCCACTTTCAAGGGGTTTTAGATCGCCTTGGAGTTTACTACATAGCTAGCACTCCTTACAGCGGGTGGGAGAAAGGCGGTGTTGAGCGAGGTTTTAGAAGCATTCAACATTTCCACGTTTTTGAAAACTTGCCGGGGTTTATAGGACACAATCCCGCCGAGAGAATCGACATCGAAAACCAAAACACTAAAAAGAGCCAAAAATCAAGCAATGTTCAGACAAACATCAAAGGTAAGTTGATGTGGTGGTGGGAAGCTGAAGAGGTGATCGATGGGATCATAAATCGTCTCTTTGAAGAGCAGATGAAGTTTCATAGCAAGATAGCCCAGATGATGCAGATACCAAATCTTCATATTTTGCTTGGAAAACAAGAAGCTAGAAAACTTCAACGAGAGGGGATCACCTACGGCGGTCGGCTCTATGTTAATCCTGAGATTTACAACCATTTTGGAGCCGGTGAGGTGGTAGAGGTTTATGAAGAGATCGATGATGTGAGTGTAGTTTACGCAAAAGTGGGTGAAAATGAGTTTGTAAGAATGGTAGATGAAACAGTAGCAAATATCAGCGTCGAAGAGGCAAAAGAGGCTAAGAAAGCGTACAAAAAAGAGCATATAGAAGCGGTTAAAAAGGCTATTGCTAGTGGCTGGAGAACTTTTGAAGAGATGAAGTGGGTAAATGTTGATGGAAGTAAAGAGTTTAGCAAGATAGCAAGTAGCAAGGTGGTCAAAAAGGTAGTCAAGCCTGAAAGCAAAGAGAGTTCAAATGTGAGTGATTTGGATAGGCTCATAGAGATGGCTGGCGGGTATGGGTGATTTTGAATTTTGAATTTTGAATGTTGAATGAAGGCTCTTAAAAGGGGTTTCATTTAGCATTTAAGTGGTCTTGAATGCGTGTTGTTTTACTTGGCATTGTTAAGTTTGCACCTCTTTAGGTTGAGCTGGGGGCTTGTTAAAACTTACTCCTTGGGTGTTCCAGCCCCCTGTTCAGCCTAAAAAGCGAGACTGAAGTCTCGACCCCGTTTTTGGGCTAGAAAAAAAGAGAGGTGAAAAATGGATCAGGCAAGAAAATGCGTAGCTTGTACAAGAGAGGTATTGGAAGTACTGAACAAATATGAACTCAACGGTGAAGAGGTGATGGCTGTTTTGATGGGTATAGTTCAGATGAGCGATGAGCTATACAGTCAACACGGTATATCGAAAGGTACTTTCATAAAGGCGATTAAAACCGGTTGTGAAAAAGTGATAGAGGAGTTGAAAAATGAATCTAAGAGATGAGTTTAAAGGATTTTTGGAAGCGAACGGGCTAAAACAGGCTCATGTTGCCCGTTCGATTGGTGTTAGTGCTGGACTAATCAGCGCTTGGTTAAAAGGTGCTTACAAGGGAGACAATGAATCCCTTGAAGCTAAAGTCAATGACTTTATGCGTAATTATAGCATAAAGTCAGAGACAAAAAAAGAGGATGAGCAGATAGTAATGCTTAGCAATATGCTAAAGGCTCATTTTGTGATGGATGAAGCGGTGGTGATGAATGAGATGGCAGTACTTTACGGAAAAGCCGGTAGCGGTAAAAGTACTGCTGTAAAAGAGTGGCTAAAAAACCATCCAGAGGCGGTTTTTGTCGAGGTGGTTCCTGGTATGAGCGTGGTTAGGTTCTTAAAACTTGTAGCCGAAAAGCTTGGCATTGAAGGGTCAAACAAGACAGATGAGCTTGTCATAGAGTGTGCCAAAGAGTTTAAAAGAAGAGATAGCGTTTTGGTGGTTGATGAGGCTGAACATCTAACTATCAACGCGCTTGAAGCTGTGAGGCGTATATATGATTTTAGCAAAGTTCCGGTTATCTTGGTTGGAACATATGGACTCATTCGCAATCTAAAAGGCAATCGCGGGGAGCTTTTGCAGCTTTATAGTCGCATCAGTGGCAAGTGGGAGTTTAGAGAGCTGGGCGAGGAAGATTTTGAAAAGCTTTTTGGAGAGCATAGCAAGCGAGTAAAAAAATATACCACTCATTTAAGACGAGCGGTAAATCTGTACAGAAAGGCAAAAAGGTTTGCACAAATTGCAAAAGAGTCTTTGAACGCTAAGCATATAGACACTGCAAGTTCAATGATATTTCTTGATTAGGAGATCATAAATGGAGAGTATATTTTACATAGACTTAAAAGATAAGTTCACTTTGGTCAATGCTTTGGTGGCTTACAAGCTAAATGCAGATGAAAAAGAGAGAAAGAGAGCAGATGAGCTTCTTAGGCGGGTACTTGGCAGTGGTGAAAATTTTACAAAAAATAGTCAGTTAAAAGTAGAAAGACTAAATGGAGCTTACGCATGACAAAGAGACAGAGAGCTTATAGGCAGTCTCTCATAAGATCTATTCATACATCGCCCCTTTGGCACGAAGTGTACGGAAATGATCGTGAGCTTTATGAGACTATGCTTTTTAACACATTCAGAGTCAAAAGTTCTAAAGAACTTAGCATAGAGGAGCTAAAGAGTTTGGATGATTTTATGCACAGGCGAACCGATAGGGTAGCACCTGGTGGAGTCTATGCAAGCAAACAGCAGATATCTTTTATACAGACTCTTTGGTTTGAAAAAGCCACGTTTAAGCTTGGGTTCAACCTGCTTAAATTTGCAAGCAGAGTCTTAAAAAGAGATGTAAGAGATTTAACAAAGATAACAAAAAAAGAGGCTAGTCGATTGATTGCTGGCATTAAAGCACTTAAGCCTTTACAGGCGGTAAACAATGTTTAGGGTATTGCTACTGCCCGTCTTTGGCGGGTAGTGTGGAGTACTCCAAATTTGCGGGACTGAAGTTTCGACCCCTTTTCCCTAAAAGGATTTAGCATGCTAAAGGTTGTAAAGAAAAGAGTTGTAGCAGTTGCTACCAGGTATGGGTTTGTCTATTGGCAAGATAGTAAATTTAAGGAGATGGTGTATGCAAGAGATAAAAAACTGGGACGATGTAGATGCGGCTTTAAAACAGCTAGCAAGCTTGGAGGTAAAGAGAAATGAGGTTGAAGGTGAGTTAAACGAGAAATTAAATGCACTAAAAGAGGAGGCAAAAAAGCAAGTTGCACCTATTTTGGAGCAGATAAAACATCTTACTAAGCTAGTAGAACTCTTTGCGGCTAGTAAAAAAGATGAGTTTGCAAAGAAAAGAACCAAAGAGCTTACATTTGGCAAGGTAGGTTTTAGACTGGTTACAAGCGTAAGCGTGCCAAGAGATAAGGCTAAAGTTGAAGCACTTTTAAAAAGCCTTAAAGCTTATGGTCTTAGTGATTGCATAACTTTTGTTGAAAAACCTGACAAAGAGAAACTAAAAGAGCTTGACGATACCACTTTGGTAAAACTTGGGCTTGAAAAAAAGGTAAAAGATAGCTTTAGAGTTGAGCCATACTTAGAGAAGGTAAAGGAGTAGTAGATGATGGACATGGCGCTTGGTTTTTTGGCTGGTTGGCTTGCGTGTGAGGTCTATGTGATAAGCAAATATAGACTAATTTCAAAGGATTAAACGATGTTTGAAGTAGCGTTAAAGAGGGTTTTAAAGTATGAGGGTGGATACATAAACGATCCAGATGACACTGGAGGTAAAACGTACAAAGGTATAAGCAGTAAGTTTCATCCTGATTGGCAGGGGTGGAAGATCATAGATGAGTTAAGCGTTGTAGATGGTTACGAGAAAACGCTTGATGAAAATGAGAAGCTAAATGAGTTGGTAGAGAAGTTTTACTACTCTTCGTGGAAAGCTTGCGGTGCTGAAAATGTAGATGGAATATATCCGACTATTGCGGTTGAATACTTTGATAGCGTGGTAAATATGGGACAAAAAAGAGCGGTAAAACTGTTGCAAAAGAGTGTAAATAAGGTTTTGCAAAGAGAATTCATAAAAGAAGATGGCATCTTAGGACCAGTTACTTTGCAAGCACTTGATATAGCGGTGGACATGAACATAGATATAAACTTCACCTACAAACATTTACGAGCTAAAAAGTATGTAAAGATAGTGCAGAAAAATCCAAAAAATCTCAAGTTTTTGGGTGGCTGGATCAATCGTGCGCTAGATCTGGCATAGACGGGACTAAAGCGGGACTGAAGTCCCGTCCCCGTAAAGAGGGTTTAGGATTTAGGGTTTAGTTTTAAATCTTAAATCATAAACCTTTAGGAGCTGAAGATGAAGCAAAAGTTAATAACAGTTAAACAGATTGAAACTATCGAAAAACTAGCAGAGCCGATTTTTGGTAACATCAAATCGAGTGGATTTGAAAACTTTAGCAGATGGTTAGTTGAGAATTTTGGATATTTTGATCATCTAAACATAAGTAGCGCTACTGCAAGCAAGGTCATACAGAAACTCAAAGAAATAAGAGGGACAAACAGCAGTGCTAAGCCTTCAACCCCTGCCGGTTTTTGGGACGGTGTGGTGCGTGTGATGGCAAAGGTTTACTTAAAAGGCTTTTATGAAGGTAGAGTTGCTAAAGAGAATGCTCCATCTTTAGATGAGATAGAAAGAGTGATCAAAGAGGAGTTTTTAAGCTCTAAAAGTGCCTAAACTTAGGGCTTTCAAAGTAGTTTTACAGTAAAATAAAATAAAAAGGCTAACTCAATGATGTGTCCATACTGCGGTCATATGAAAACTAGAGTTTACGCTACGCGTACAGGGCTTGTGACCGAGCGGTTTCGTGAGTGTGCTAAGTGTGGCTACAGGTTTTTGACAAAAGAGTTAGTCAAAGAGGATCCGCTCCCTTTTGAGTACAACAGGTACTTAAAAGAGATCGGAGAGATCAAAGAGAGTGAAAACAAGGGGCAGTGATGGATGTACTAAGCAGAGTAAAAGCCTTAAATCAAGAGTTAAATGCTTTGAGTGAAAAGCTGCTAAGAGATGGGGTGAGTAAAGAGATGGTGCCTATCTTTGAGCTTTTAAAAGAAAAGAGCGAAAAACTCTACTACATAGCAAAAGTGAATATAAAAGATGATAAGCGTCATTAGAGAGCTACTAGAGGCAAAAGATAGCGGCAAGACGCTTACTTTGGCGCTAAAAGATGCCTTTGGTGTTAGTAGCGATAGAGAACTTTTACTAGCAAGGGCAGAGTATCTAAAGAGACTAGAGAGGCTAAAAGCCTTTAGCGATGATGAAGATGTAGCAGAGATTTTAGATGAGATAGCAAGACTCTTTAGCACTACAAACAGTGACATAGCGCTAAAAAGCAGCGACATCTCAAAAGCACACCTTGCTACGCTAAGCGCTCTTTATAAACACTTTACTAACTCAATGGAGTTTAAGATATATGTCGATATAGGCTTTTTGAGCGAGGAGTTAAAAGAGTTTGATCTGCACTTAGCAAAAGAGATCTTAGAGGCGCTAAAAGAGTTTGATCTAGAGTTTAAGCTCATAGGAAATAGTGCATACGAGAAGCTTTATGTAAAGCTTTTAGGGCTATTTGCACTCTATAAAGATGAGTTGCAAAGCTCTAGTGAGTTTAAGACTCTTTTATCTAGGCTCTTTGAGAGGGTGGAGTTTGCAAAAAAGGTCATAAATTCTGCAAAAGAGCTAACAGCAAGTAGCATAGAGCTGCTAAATCTTTTAAAGGGGTAAGAATGGAAAGCAATCTCATAAAGAGGGTTTGTAAGGAGTTGGGGCTGACGCAGAAGGAGTTGGCGGAGAGGTTGGGAGTAAAACCATCTGCAGTTTCAAATTGGTCAAATGGTGATATTCCTAATTTGGCAAAAATTGTTTTAGAACAAATGATTGAAATAAATAAGCTTCAAACAAAACTACAGACAATCAAAGAATTTAAAAAACTTCTAAACGATCTATAGACTTCAAAGCAGGTTTTTCCTGCTTTTTGCACTTCAAATCAATTCTTCAAATTTATGAACTTTTACAAATCCAGCGGTTATTTTCGCCATAAGAGTTTTAGACTCTATTCCGCATATGGCAAAACTCATTGTGGGACTAAAGTCCCATCCCCTAACGGGGTTGCGACTCATCGCTCTTTACGGGATGGATTATAGCATATCTATGATAGCAAAAGAGTTAAACAGAACCTACAGAGCAGTAAAAGAGAAAGCTTATAGACTAAAACTTCAAGGGGTGCTATGATGAAAGCGCACGAAAAGCTTTGCGACGCACTAGATAAGATGGAGGAGATCCGCTTAAAGATCAAGCTCCTTTCAGTGCTGCTTAGCAGTGCTGACAAAGAGAGCTTTGATGATGAGACATTTTTAGCGCTTAGTAGCTACCTGCTAGAGCTAGAAAACGAGCTTTTAAAGAGTGCCGAGGCTTTAGAGTAGCCTTGGTTTTTTTGGTATAATACTCTTTGGTAATGAAAAAGATGGTTATTAAGAGGTGATTTATGGGAAAGATTATAAGCGATTTAGAGAAAAAAGCGGTTTATCAAGCATATAAAGAAAATAGTGAAATAATTAGCGAGATAAAAGTAAAAAACAAACATTCTGATATATTTTTATTGCTTGATAAACATTTTGAAGATTGTGAAACTATTGAAGAGTTGGAAAAAACTGAAATGCCAAAGGAATATAGAGAAAAACTTCAAATTATTGAGGAAATATGGGATGAAGCGTAAATATCCTGATAATTTTTTAAAGAAATATAAAATTGTAAAAAGTGAATTTTTAAAGCATCAAGACTTAGATGACTCTATTAAAAATATTTTAATGCAAGATGAAGATCTATCATCTTTTATTGTTTATAATGTTTATTATGAAATAGTGCAATATGGTGCTTATAAAAATGTAGATATTTCTGTATTTGATGATATGAAAATTATTTGGTTTTTGGGATGGCATTTATATGAAAAAACTTCTAATAAAAGCAATCTAAAAGTGGCATTAAAACTTTTATTAGCTAGATTACCAGATCCTAAAAAATATCCAAAGGAAATGCTATCAAAATTAAAGAAAACATTAAACGATGGAACATATAATGTTGAGAAATTTTATGGAAAATATGGAATATATACAAATATAAAAACTATCTACTATGTTCAAAAAAGCGCTTAACAACCTCTAAAATCTCCTCTTTGTTTTTCGGTAATTTGATGAGCTTTTAGAGAGTGCTAAGGCTTTAGAGTAGCCTTGGTTTTTTTGGTATAATACTCTTTGGTAATGAAAAAGATGGTTATGTAAAGGAAAGATTATGATTTTAGAAAAAGAGGTTGTTCAAGCTTTGGAAGGTTTAGCAAAAGATATCATTGACACTGATAAAAAAGAGGATTATATGTTTGAGAATCATATAGACAAAGAGATTATAGACAAGCTTAATGCTATGGATATTGAGAAAACAACAGATGAGATTGCAAAGCGGGCTATATCGGATGTAAAAGAGCTTGAAGAGCAAGGGTTGCTATAGTGGATGCACATGATAACATTGATTATCTTCAAAAAAAGACAACACTATTTTTTGATTCACTCAAAAAATCTGGGGTTGATGTTACAACCAAGGATAAAATAGAAGTTATTAAAAGAACAAGAGAACACTACATATCTCACAAAGAAAAATACAAACTCTATGTCAATAGTATTGATCCTTTTAAATTTATAGCTTGGAGTGCCAACTTTTTTATCTCCATAAAAGGTGATTTAACTATAAATAAAAAAGCTATTGTTTTAAAAGTTGCGATTGAAGTTATGAGTAGCTTTTTAAAATGTAAAATCGATGAAAAGCTTAGTAAAAAACTTTTACTAATGGCATTGCATGATAAGATAGATGATGAAAAAGCCATAGGAAAAAATGGGCTTTATATGGCTTTTAGAAGCGCAAGTGAATTATGTAAAAAAACTCATAACAACCTCTAAAATCTCATCTTCGCTCTCTTTTGGTAACTCTTTTGTATCAGAATCAATTGGCAAAAATTCCCTTGCTTCTATGACGGTTTTTTTACCGCGTCCTGCTTTGCCTCCAAATTGATGAATGGCTGCATACTCTACATTTGTTCCAACTGTTAGCTTAGATCCACTTACCTCGTAATCTATGCTACTTGCAAGGCGTGCAGTATCTTGAAGAGTTTTTCCGCCCTCAAGTTCTGCTCTTTTTGAGATCGTCCAGGGCTTGCCAAAAAAGCTCTCATCTTCAAAGTTCTCTTCTGTCTGGTCGATTAGAGTATGTCCTATTTGATTAAGCAGTGGTTTAGTGTCGCTGACTTTGGTTAAAAGCTCTTGCAGCTTCTTTTTAACTGCCTCATCTTTTAGGCTTACTTTTATCTCAAAGCTCATCTTTCTACTTTTATAAACGATACATTGGTATCGATCTCTTTTAATTTGAGCATATTTGAGAGGATGAAATTTACAGTATCTACTACTTTGCTATCGTAGTTACAGCCACAGTTGGGACAGCGGGAGTTTATGAGGGTTTTTGTTTGCACTCTGCTTTTGCAGTTTGCACACTCTACTTCTATGTAATCAACTGTTTTTAGGTTGATTTTGCAGGTTGTCTCTATCATCTGTCAATCCTTTTTTTTGGTATAATTATACAAGACGCTAACCGGTCGGCTCTGTCTTGGACTTTGGGGAGAGTTTAAGATAAACCGATGGGTTTGACGGTTTTCCTTAAAACCGTAATGGTTAGGTCCTATTCCCCAAAAAGCTTTTTATTAAAAAACATTAAAACTCCCTCTCTTCTTTTATCTATCTGTTTTAGATTGCTTATCTTAAAAAATGTCCAAAATAGACTGCCGTCTCTTTTAAGCTCACTAACTGCTAAAAGATTATCTTTTTTCTCTTTGAAGAGTTTTATAAATCTATACCTTTTTTTAAAGTAGCCATCATTTTTATCTTTTGATCTATGTGCCCATATTTCATCAGGCTTGGTTAGAGTTGGCAACAGATATTTTGCATAAACCTCTCTGTTATCTTTGTTGTCTTCTATGCTATGCCTTAACAACGGCTCATCTATTAAAACTTCAGTTATTGGAGTTTTAACAATTAGCTCTTTTTTATCTCCTAAGATCTCTTTTTTTAAAATCTTTAAGCTTTCTTCTCTATCTTTTATGGTCTCATATCTTGGCGGAGCTGGTGGGATATTTTGACTCTTAATTTCGCTTGCACTTGGCAGGTTAAAATCTTCATAGTTTGCAGTAGCTTTTGTCTCTACATCTGTACCGCTAAATTTGTCAAAAAATCTACCCTCTCTTACATCATAGTCCCAGTCTGGATGGACTGCACCCTCAGGAAGATTGCTTTTATTGGTAGGGGTTACTTTTTTGTGTGCAGGAACGGCTCTAACTCTGCATCTACAGTTCCACCCATTTGGTGGAAAGTGGCTAGCCCAAAACTCATCATCTTTTGGTAAGATAGTGCCGTTTAGTTTTGCGTGTGAGTCTCTGGTGCGTTTATCTAGCACTGCTATATATTTGAGATATTTTACATTTTCATCTTCATAATACTTTTTTGCTTTTTGCACTTGGTAGGCTACTCGCATATTGGTTAAAAAGATATTTTTTAGCCGTCTATCTCCTACAAAGATATTTTTAACTTCACCTGTTTTAGGGCTAACAACTTCAACATCTCCCCACCACCCTTTTTTAAGTAGAGTTGGTTTAATGCTTTTTTTAAAAGATTGGTAGCTAAGTCCCTTTTTTTGCGCCTCTTGGATCGCTTCTTTTATGTCACTTAAAAGGTCTAGTCTTGTAATTTTTGCTACAGTAAAAGCTTTGTGATGAGCTTCGTGCATCATCTCGTCGTAATTAAATGTAAGCTTATACCCTTTTTTCTCTATGTACTTTATCGCCTCTTTTGGAGGGAGTTTAAAGCTTACTATATGCTCTACATCTTTTGCTACACTCACTCAAGCACTCCTAAGAGGTGGTTTGAAAAGATAAGCTGCTCTAGTGTTTGCTCCATCTTTGGATTGTCAAACTTTTCTATTTTACTAAGAGCCTCTTCGTAAGAGTTGCACTCTTTTAAGATTTTATAAACCTCATTTAACTCATCTTTAACATCTGTTAAAGGGTTTAGATCTAAGTGGCGTTCTTGGTATGATAAGGGTTTAGGTTTTAGGGTTGAGGATTTAGCGTTTTTCTCTTTGGTTGGTTTTTGTGGGACTGAAGTTTCAACCCCTGAGTTTTGGTTTTGTGGGACTGAAGTCCCAGCCCCTGAATTTGGGGATGAGACTTTAGTCTCACTCTCAAAAACAAAGCTAAACTCTACTCTTTGAAAGTTGCTTACATTGTAGCTAAGGTAGCGGTTTAAAAACTCTGTTATGGTGTCTGCTAAAATGGTAGCATCTGCTTTTACCTTTTCATCTAGGCGGTTTTGGCTTGTTTGGCTAAGTGCGAAACTACCTGCTTTGCTTCCCTCTGCTGCAATTCCTAGACCTGTGATGTAGAGACTAATGAGGTTGTCAAAGTAGTTGATTAGACTTAAAAAGTCTGTTTGAGTTCCTTGTTTTAGCAAAGTTTGAATCTCAATGTTTTCATTGAAGATACCAAATGAGTTTGATTTTAGATTTTGAAGTTGGGCTATGAGATCGTTTAGGCTCTTTTCATCATCGACGCTACTACTTTTTACGATGATGGGCGGAATGGCTAAAGAGTCGAAATATTGCATATTGTAAACAATTGCAGTATGTTTTAGTATGGCATAAAAGGCTATCTTATACGCCAAAGCTTCTGTATGTATGTGTTCGCTTTTTGTGTGGTTGTGAAAGAGGATCTTCTCTTTTACGCTCTCTAGTCTGATCTCATTTAGAGAGTTTTTTTCGTGGAAGTAGTAGTACTCATCTACTGTATTGTCCCATTTTCTCAGACTCAAGGGGTGCAGTTTTTTAAACTCTGTAGGGATGAGCAAACCGCTGTCAGTCTCCCAGCCAATGTCAACGACACTAAAACCGTAGTAGATGCTATCTTGCAAAGATTTGATAAGATCGTTTATGTTTATCTTTTCTATTAGCGGATGATGGTTTTTTAGTTCCCACTCTAAACTTAGTAGTTTATCTTTTCTCTTTTCTACCCCTTCGGCTATTTTTAAGTCTCTATTTATGAAGAGGTAGTAGAGCTGATTTAGTGCATCAAAGTCGTTTTGACTTAGAGCCTTTTTTACCTGGTCAATAGTTAGGTAACTTAGTTCTCGGTTTACTTCTAGTTTTGGTAAGTTAAAATTTTTCATTCTCTTACTTCCTTATATAGCTTTAATTGCGGGACTAAAGTCCCGACCCCGTATTGGGGATTGGACTTCAGTCCAACCCTTATATAGCTTTAATCGCGTTTAATTCACGTTTAAAAACGTTTAAATGGTTTTGAGTAATAGATTGATATACCCTAAGCAAATTTAAGCCTTTTTAGGGCTTTAAATGCTCGTTGCTTTTTTCGTACCAACTCATAGTCCACGCCTCCGCCTGTGTCAATCGCTCGTTTTGCCATTTCGCTAGCGTCAAGCAAATCATCATGAGCTGATTTTGGATAGGTGTCTAACTCATCAATGAGTAGATGAGAGCTGCTATCTATTAAAATAGTCTCATCTTTTATGAGTGGAGCTAGTGAGTTTATGCGGATCTCTTTAGGGATGTTGTTTTTAAACTCTTTTACTGGTATGAGCAGTCCCGTATCTTTTGCATGCCTTTTAAATACATCTTTAAAAAACTCTTGATACGCTACTGTTTCGATGGCGATGATGGTTCGTGCAATTTTTGAGTAGCGGATGTATGTTTGTGTAATGGTGTAGATCATATCTGTTGGGTTTTTCTTGTAGCCTTTGGCACTAAGGTAGAGTTTTTTTGCTTTTTTTTGCCAGCCTATGATGGCTATGGCAAAATAGTCCCCTTTGGCTTTGCCCATACTTGGATCTACGCCTATGGAGTAAAAATCGCACTTTGGCATGGCATCGAATGTTTTGTAGTGAGGGAAGGTAAGCGCATCTTTGCTTAGTGGGATGTTTTGGTACTCTTGCAAAAAGGCTTCTTTATCTTCAGCATACTCTTTTTTTAGTTCATCTACATCAAGTGCCAGATTGTCTAACTTCCATGTTTTAAAGTTTAGTACCAGTGGGAAGTTTTGGTAGAAGTCTACGCTATCTTTTATCCTGCTAAGAAGTGAGTCGTGATGTAAAATAGTTCCAACTATGATGATGTTGTAGTGCGAGCCCCTGGCCGGAAGTTTTTTCACTACCTTTTTGTACCAGTTGTAGAGTTTATCTCTTTGTGTTTTGCTTAGGACATTTTCATCGTTTTCTATGTCATCAAGGATTATGAGATCAGGTCTGAAGCTTAGAAATCTCTTACCGCGTATTTTAGCTCCAGCTCCATAACATGCAATCTTGCATAAAAAGTCATCTACTTTTATGACTATCTCAGTAGTAGTTGATTTGATCACCTCTATGTTAAAGTCTTGTTTAAAGTGGGTGTTGTGTTCAAGCTCCTCTTTAATCAGATCGAAGATGTCTTTTGCAAGTGTTTCGGTTGAACTTATGATGATGAAAAATCTTTTCTCTTTATGTGTGAGTTTCCACAGAAGGTAAAGGTTTGAGACGGTTGTAGTCTTTGCTGCACCCCTGTAGGCAGTAAGCAAAATCTCTTTATCTGTTTTTGTAAGGGTATCTAACTTGCTATAAACAAACTTTCTAAATGCGCTTGTCTCTTGCTTGCTAAAGGCTATGTGATGAGGAAAATAGTTTTTTATGCAGTAAAAAAAGTCTCTCTTTGCTTTTTTCAGATCTACAGGATCTCTTATCTCATTTGGAAGACTTTTAAGATAGAGTTTTAGATCTTCAAGTTCTATCATCCACCATCTCCACGATTGTGTCGCTGTTAGTACTTAAAAACTCTGCTACTGCTTGATCGTTTAGTTTTATGGCAAGGCGTGCTATGTTTGATATGGTCTGCTTTATGATCTCATCTTTTTTTAGTTTTGCAGTTTTTGCGGAGGCTTGGTTTATGTTTTTCAGTTTATAGTAGAGACGGGTATATTTTTCTAAGATAGTCAGTCTGTTTGTCAGATCGCTTGATTTTAACTCTTCTAAACTAGCGTCCCACTCTTTGATGAGTTCTAAAATAAACTCTTTCTCTTTAGCTTGAGCGTCTAAGGAGTGTTCGCTAAGTAGAGTTTCATCCCAGTTAAACTTCTTTCTGTAATTACTAACTGTTTGACGGCTTAGCCCCAGTGTGTTTGCTATTTGCGTGAGGTTCATCCCGTTTTTGTAAAGTTCGTATGCTCTTTTTTGTTTTAGCTCCATTGTCCTGTCTCCTGTAAGTACTCAAAAGAGAAGTTTTCGTTTATGCGTACTGTTATCTCGTAGGTTATGAAAAAGTCTCCTAGTTTGATGGGTTTCATGCTGTCTATCACTTCAAAGTATTCATATTGTAAATTTAGTAAGCTATTTAAAAGCTCTTCAACCTCTTTTAAAGTCTCAAGCCTTAGATCGTTTCTTACTACATATATCTTAAAGATGTAGTCTAAAAAGTCAGGGTTGGTTGTATTTTTTACCCTTTCAAAAAAGAGATATTCACCTGGTGTATTTGGCTCTGATTCTAAAAGAATGAATGGGTGGATTGTTTGTAACTCTTCAACTCTTTTTTCTATATCCAAACCGAACTCCTTTGACCTACAACCGCTAAAGCACTTTTTGTCTCTTTTAGTGGTACTATCTTTAATCTCTCTAGGGCTTCTTTGTAAGAGTTAGTTACACTCTCAGGTGCCTTTGCATTAACCCTAACAAAAAAGCGATATATCGCAATGTCTAGCATAAAGGGAGTCTCAAGCTCTTTTTCTTTTACAATTTCAGTCATATCTCTCAAAGCTTCACTCACCACCTCGGGGGTGATGAGATTTTTGTTTGTTACGACAGTTTGCAAGATATTTTTTAGCTCATCTTCAAGATCCACTATCTGCTCCCTTTTTGTGGGACTGAAGTCCCAGCCCCTGAGTTTTGGTTTTGTGGGACTGAAGTCCCAGCCCCTGAATTTGGGGTCGAGACTTTAGTCTCGCTCTCTTTAGTTTTCTGTTGATTCATCGTCTGCCGGTGACGACTTTGCCGCTAACTGCCACAGACCGTAACCCGCATTATGCTCACCATCAACGCCATATCTAAACTCTGCACGCATAAATACACTCTCATCGTCAGGGCGATCCATCGCTGTAAATGTGATCTTTTTGTTGATTTGCAAGATTAACGGTTTGATCGGTTTAGTAGTGTCTAGTAGGTACCAGCTTTTATCGTCTGTGAGTTGCGGTACTACCAAGATGTCAGCCATCCCTTTTGTGATGTTTGTACTACCGTTTATGAGATCTGCTTTTAGAAGTTCTATAGCTTTGCTCTCAAGCTGTGGAGGCACTACCAAAAGGTTTGGTTTTACGCCTAAGTTTCTGCCGGCTTCAGATTTGATGCTCATCATATCGGCACGAACTTTTAAGAAGTTTTCCTGGTTAAGTTCTAAGTCGTAGAGGTTGTTGTATTTTTTTCCTTCAATATCGTGCTCTCCAAAGAACGGTTTTTTATCGTAACATTCACCGTTTGTCTCAAGTAACCCAAAGGTTAGCTCATCATAGTGTGTTTTTGCAGCAGCAGCCATTGTTTGTATGCGCGGTTTTACTACCCCTAGAGTATCAAAGATGATGTGATCGCGATCAACTCCAATGGTTGCTTCATAGCGTTTCTTTTTGATGATGTACTCATAATCTTTTAGCGTTTTGATCTCTCTATCACCGATCCACTCTCTCATAGTCGGCACATCGCCAAGCCAAGCATAGTTTACGCTTATAGCTTTTGCATTTACTACTGTTGCTACTTTGTCATAGTTAGTTTTATACTCTTTAAAAACCTTGTTAAACTCATCTTTAAAGACAACTGAAATAGCTTTTAGTGTTTCGCTGTTTAGTACTCCCATTACTCTTCTCCCCATCCTAGATTTGCTGCAATTGCATAAGCTGAATCTTCTTTAGCTTGTTGGTTTGTGTTTGTGTTAAACTCTTTTGTATGTCCTAGTGGTTGTCTTGTAGCAAGGTAGCTTCTAAGTGTGTCGATGTTCATCTCTTTCAAAAGCTCCTTTTCAGCTGGTAAAATCTTGTTTGCTTTTACCGCTTCATCTAACTGCTGTGTTTTTAGATCGTCTATGAGTTTTTGGTTGAACTCTTTTTGTAACTTCAGCTCTTTTGAAAGCTCTTCTTTTTCTTTGCGAAGTTGTTCCAACTCTTTTTCGTCCATTTCGTTTTCCTCCTTTGGTTTTTGGTTTTGTGGGACTGAAGTCCCAGCCCCTAAATTTTGGTTTTGTGGGACTGAAGTCCCAGCCCCTAAATTTGGGGTCGAGACTTTAGTCTCGCTATCCTTTTGTTTAAGTTGCACCCCATTATTGTCATAATGGGGACCCCGCTGGTTTATCTCAAGGTTAAAGTTTGGCGTATTAAGAAGTGCGACTGCATCTATTGTGACGACGTTTCTATCTCCATCAACGCTAAACTCCGGACTTAGGTAACGGTATGTTTTAGAGCTTACTAGCTCTTGCCCCTCTTTTGTAAGTTCTAACTGCGCATATACTCCATCCTCCTTTAGTTCAAGTGTATCTAGCTTAAACCAGCCTACTGCAGCGCACCCTTTTTGTGTAAAGCAGTGCTCTATGTTTAGCGGGATGTCAAGCCCTCTTTGTTTTGTGGCGGCTATGGTGGTTTCATTTAGCTTGTAAACTCTGCCATCGTAGCCGCTAAAAAGACCCACTGGAGAGATCTTTACCTCTTTGGTTTTAGAGTTTGCATTCATTTCCAATAGTAGTTTGCTCATCTCTTTCCTTTCATCTTTTCTAAGATTCCCTCTGCTGCTCCACCTCCAAAATAGAAGGTAATTATTATCAGAACTATCTCACCCAGCCACATCTCATTTGCAAATTTAAGTGCATTTTTTACATCATCTATGCTAACTACTCCGTAGAGTTGTCCTACAACTCCGTTGAGCATAATGAAAAGATAGATAAAGACAAAACTCAAAGCTAAAAATCTTTGAGTTTTTTTGTACGGATGGTAAGCCTCTAGCTGCTTGATCTTAAGTTCAGATTTTTTTTCAAGCAAAACTAGCTTGTCTTGTGCCTTTTCTTCATCTGTATAAAAGGCTTCATCTATCATCTTTAAGCCATCTTCAACTATCTCTTTTGCTCCAAAAAGCGAACCGAAAAAACCCATGTTACCCCCTGCTTACTGCTGTGCTATGATCTTTTACGCTATGCTCGTGACCTGTTAGATCGCCTAATGTGTCGGTAATGCGACCTGTTACAGTTAGATTGCCCTCACGGTCGAGCTTGAAGTTTTTGCTCTCAACCGTTACAGTTTCACCGTCACAAACAAACTTGACCTGACCTATTTGGAAGATGGCGTTTTTGCTTGTACTTCCCTCCGGTTCTTTGTTTGATTTGTGATAGACGCTAGGAATGATAAAACCGCTGTTTGCCTCACCGAATGGAGAGACTACAAGCACCTGTTCGTTTACCTGTACCGGCATCCACACTTTCATAAATGAGTTGCTTATCATCACAATCGGCAGAAAGTCTGTCACACGTCCAAGGATGTTGACGCGCGCTAGGGCTAAACCTTCATCGCTTTTTGTCTCTGTAACGGTGCCAACTTGCACGATGTTACTAAGCTTTCTAAGCAACTCTTGACTCATGTTTTCTCTTTAAATGTTTTTTTATTGTGTCTCCATCCGCAATATCAAAAAGAATATTGCGTAATAAATGGAGCTCATCTCTTAACTCTTTTATAGTTTTTTGCAATTCCAGGTTTGCATGTACAGAAGTTCTAATAAACCTGATTGCAGGAAAAACAAGTGCAACAAGCAGTAGATTTACTACTGTTAAGAAATCTTTTGCATTAGCCAATAGTTCCTGCATTTGCTACCTTTCATACGATTTTTGAAATTTTTGCGTAAAAAAGCGTCAAATTTGTCCAGATATATATATATGGATAAATTTGGCAGATTTTTTTGAAAAAATTGCACTATGAAAAAAAGACAGATAGAACTCTCTTTAGCAGTGGTAAGAGTGCTTACTACTCCTTTGAGTAGTAGGGTTATGCGACCAGAGTTTGGAAGCAGACTCTATGAACTGTTGGATAGAAAGGTAGATAGTAGCTTTATGTTAGATGCCATCAGCTGGACATATGAGGCGATAGAAAAAAATCTTGCAGAGGTAAAAGTGGACAATGTAGAGATTCAGCCTTTAAGCGACGGCATCTTTAAGATAGTAGTAGAGTTTAACGAAGGGATGAGTGTCGATGTTGAGTTTAAGTGATTTGCCTTTTCCTTCCATAATAGAACCGCTTGACTATGAAGCGATAGTAGCCAGAAAGCTTGCCAGAGTAAAAGAGATCTTAGCAAGCAAGGGGATCGAGTACGTAGAGAGTGAAGCGGATGATCTAATGACACTCATAGAGGCAGACGCTTATGAAGAGTTGCTTTTACGAGCGAATTTGAATGAGAGAATAAAGCAGATGTTTTTAGCATATGCCACTGGTAGTAACTTGGATCACATAGGCATTAGTCGTTTTGGAGTTCAGAGGCTAACAGGTGTTAGACCAAAGGCAGATGTAGAGTTTAGTCTAAGCATTGTAAAAGATACAGATACCGTCATACCTGCTGGTACTTTGGTCGGCGATGGTGTAGAGATGGCTGAAATAGTAGAAGATGTCATCATAAGAGCAGGTTTATTAAAGTCTGTTGGAGTTGTAGAGCTACAACGTGAGACTGAAAGCTTTGATGGAAAGCTTGAGATGATTTTAACTCCTCTTCCGTTTGTAGTGAAGGTAAAACAGCTTACAGCTTTTGTAGGCGGGGCAGATGTAGAAGATGATGAGAGATACCGAGAACGCATCTGGCTAAGTCGCGAGAGACGCACAACTGCTGGAAGTCGTGCTATGTATGAGTACTATGCAAAGAGCGCTAATGTAAGAGTAAAAGAGGTTGCAGTAAGCAATGGCGGTGCTGGTGTGGTGGATGTAGCGATTTTAGGCTACAACTTTGAAACAACCGATGAGATGGTGGAGAATGTTTTAGATGGCTTGAATAGTGAAGAGATACGACCACTAACTGACAAAGTGCAGGTGCAAATTGCAAAGATAATTGATGTAAATGTAGAGGCTACTTTGGTAGTAAGAGATTTGCAACTGGTAGATTTGGAAGCTGTTAAGAGTAGATTTGATGAGTTTGAAGGTAAGTTTGGACTCTTTTTATCTATTGCAAAGGTTTATGATCTGCTTAGTGATAGCAATGTGGTTGATGTGGAGTTAAACTCTCCTTTAAATAGCGTTAAATGCGAGTTTAACGAGGTGATGCGATTTAGCTTTAAGCTGGAGGTGCGTAGTGCTTCCTGATTATGTAAGTGAAGAGTTAAAAGCTTATTTTGAGGTAAGCTCTGAAGATAGAAGAGCTTTATTAAAAGAGGAGCTTTTTGATGATGATCCTTTGAGTTGTGATGAGAGGTATTTGCCATTTTTTGCTTTGGAGCTTGGAGTAAAGATAGATGATCTAAGTGTACCTAAGCAAAGAGAGGCGATAGCAAATGCGATAGATGAGTTAAAACGTGCTGGAACTGTAAGCTACCTTAAAAACAATCTAAAAGCAGATGTTGAAAATGAGTTAGTAGAGTTAGATGATTTTCATTTTAGAATGGATCTGTTTACTCAAAACATAGATGAGAAGTTTGACGAAGTAAGGCTTGGCAGCATTAGGCAAAGAGTAGAGAGTTTTAAAAATGTTAGAAGTGTTTTTGACGGGGTTAGTTTCAAACTCTTTTTTGATGAACAGGTAAAAGTAAGCGGTGCAAGTAGCTTTAAACCAAAGATTAACCAGGACGCAAATGTAGGTTTTAGGTTTGAGGGTTTAGGTTTCAGAACCAATGGAACAGTTAATACAAAGATAGAGTTAAACCAAGTAGCAACCTATGAACTACATCCTACAACCTCAATCCTCAATCCTACATCCTACATTCTCAATCCTACATTAAAAAAGGAGGCAACCATTGAAACAACACTTGATAGCATAAATCAGATACAAGGAGCGATGACATGGCAGGTTTGATGCTTTTGCCAAGCCAAGAGGGGCTTGAGCTTTTAAAGGAAGATCTAAAAGCCAATCTAAAGTATGCAGTACTTTTAGATGGCGACAAAAACGAGATCACGCGGTATGAGTTTACATCTATCTACTACGATGGCGACAAGGTACTAACGGCTCTTTTTGAAGTGCCAATAGAAGAGAACATCACCACACCGATGAAGTTTTTACGGGTAGTAAATGGTGATGATGTAGTTATAAGTGAGGGAGAAACACCTGAGATAACTTTTGTTGTAGGTGTTGGCGGTGTACAAACTTTGAAGTTTGCAGTAAGCGGTGAGGCTGGAGAGATTGTTTTTAAAGCAAACGACTATATCACAAAAACAGAGTTTGATGAGTTATATCTCCCCACACTGGAAGCTTTGACTGCAAGGGTAAATGAACTTGAAAAAATCTTAATCGATAAAGGAGTAATAAATGGCTAGTACATTAGATGCATTGAATCAAGCACAGCTTGAACTGTTACAAAGATACGATGGACAGTTTCAAAAACTAGAAGATAAGGCAAATGCTTTGAGCCTTGAATGGCAAAAAGTAGCAGATGACGCTAAAAAGCAGATCGATACCACAAACGAACTGGTTAATGATAAGATTGATGATCTTGATACTTGGAAAAATAATTTGAAAGTTCATCAAATTTCTTATGATTATATTTTTAAAAAAATAATTCCACAAGGTACAAAACTTGATGGAAGTGTTCTTTGGAATACAAGAGATTTGGATACTGAAAATAAAAGCTCTTATATCATTCTTTTTGATGGTGCAAATAATGCAAGTTTAAAATATGGTGATGGTGTGATCTCAGGAGGTATTTATATTGGAAATATCTCTTTTAACACTGCTGGAAAAGGTGGTTCAGTTTATGGCGCAAATGTAGGTTTCTTATATTCTCACTATGGACATACAAATAATAGTTTACTTGAAGATTTGCCGATTGTGAGAAGTTCACATGCCTTTAATGGTGCACAGGTAAAAGTTCAAGCACGAAGTTTATTTACTGGTAATAAATATACCCAGCATAATCAGATACTTTTCTATCTGAATGAAGGTGATAAAACAGCTTCAGAAGATATTGAAGTAACACTCACTTTAAAAAGAATTATTTAAGGAGTAGAAAATGGAAAATTTGAGATATGAAGCAGAAATTAACCAGTTAGAAAATACAAGAGTGTTATTAGATTCTCAAATTAGTACTTTTATTTATCGGTACTATCCACAAAGCAAACAAGCCTCAGATCAAGCCGACAAAGAGTACTTTACCACCCTTCTAAAAGCAAACGGAGCTGAAAACCTTGAAGCTGACATTGTTGCAAGAGTGCAAAACTTTTTTGCAGGTAAAACTTTAGATGAAGTTGTAGAAGATGTTACAGATGAAAACAAAGAGGCTTACATCCAGCTCATAAAAGTTGGAATCCGTGTAACTTGGGTACAGATGTGTAAACAAGAGCTTAAAAAAGCGATAGAGGAAGATAGAGAACCGGAGTATCCGGAGTATCCACTTTAAAACAGGAAGCGGGACTTTAGTCCCGCCTATCCTAATGCAACTCAGTTACGATGAGTGCAAGAAGGATAAGTGTGATGATTACATTATAGAGCATTTAAGCCCCCTTAAAAAAGTTCCCGCCCCTATCCTACAGGCAAAAAAAAAGGCGGGAGCTACCCGCCAAAATGTCCTAAGGGGGACTTAGAACGCTCTACATAATCATCACACGGTGTAATTATACCACAAAAGGCTAAGCGATGGTTTTAGAGTACTGTGGCGGCGGTAAGTACCGTTTGGTTAAACCTATGAAGATAATGGGGTATGAGGTTCCTGCTGGGTTTGTTACCGATGGAGCGAGCATACCACGTATCTTTTGGTCTGTGGTGGGTAGTCCATTTACTGGAAAGTATGTAGAGGTAGCAGTTTTACACGACTACCTTTACAGTGGTGCTGAAGATGTGAGTTTTAAAGAGGCGAATCGCATATTTTACAAAGGAATGAGAAAGGCTGGAGTAAATAGAGCGAAAGCATACCTGATGTACAAAGCGGTAAGCCTCTTTGGCAAAAAAAGGTTTAGACGAGACTAAAGTCTCGACCCCAAATTTAAGGGGATGAGACTTTAGTCTCACAAATCGTAAGGAGGAAAACATGAGTATAGCAAGAGGTGCAGTAAGTAGTTGGCAAGCCATAGGCGCACGTCCTGTAAGAGTAAGTGCAACTGAACCGATAGCGATGGTTTTAGTTAGCGATGAAGTAGAGGCTAATGAATTGCACTACTTTGATAGTGTGCCTAAGGCTTTGATGCATTTTATGGGTGAAAGAACTCTTGATGATCTGAAATATACCCTTAAAATGGGAGGATTAAAAGGCAATATTTTTAAATATCTAATCTGGGCAAACAATAAGTACGAGATAATCGTACCGACTGTTGTAAGCGTTGCAAAGTGGGATGAAGATGAATCAGCACTAAAGACAAATATCATCCAAGCGATAGCAGACCTGAAAAAAGTACCTGCAATGTACAAGGTACGACCTGACATCATAGCAGTAGCAGACCATACAACCGACATAGATGTAGCAAAACAGCTTGTAGCTACTACTCATTTGCTAAGAGCTAGAACATTTGTTGATCTAAATGCAGCAGACGGAAGCGATGCGCTGGCTAAACGCGGACAGTTTGGAAGTGAGCGGGTAACTCCAGTTTACTGCAACATCAAAGACTGGAACACGCTAATTGATAGTAGTGATGAGTTTAGCGCTAACTTTTGTCTAAGCATTTTGCGATGCGCGATTGATGCAAGTGATACAACAAGAGGTGTTGGTTGGAGCTACTCTCTAAGCAACAAACTCTTACCAGTTGCAGACGCTACCAAAGATGTGGACTTCATACTAGGACTTCCTGATGAGACCGATCTGCTTACAAACAATCAGATAACTACATTCATAGAGTTTCAAGGCATAAGAGTTTGGAACTATCAGACCTGTTCGGCTGATGCACTACTTCAAGATGCTACAAGGGTTCGAATCTTTGACAAGCTTACCTTTGCAGTGCTACCTGCTATCTTTCCTTTTATCGATAGCGACAGAGGGGTAAAAGCCGTAAAAGAGGCAAAAGATACCATCCGAGCATTTGTAGCAGATATGATAGGTAAAGAGGTGCTAATAGGCGGGATGATAGAGCTTGATACTGATCTAACTACTCCAACCGCGATCACTAACGGGGAGTTCTATTTTAAGGTTTTGGCTCAAGAGAATCCTAAACCTGTAAAGATAGCGGTAGAGTTTAATCGTGTGGACATCTATAGCGATGTGGTCTATAAAATCATAAATGGATAAAGGAGAGTAGATGGCACTACATGCAAACGTAAAAGAGATAAATGTTTTTGTTGAGGGTGTTGGCTTTTTAGGGCTTTGTGATAGTTTCAAAGAGCCTGTTGTAAAGACTAAAAAGATAGATAGTCCAAACAGTGCAGTGGTCGATAGCGGAGTGCTTGACAAGCTAGAGGCTGAAGCGATTGTAAGAAGTGTAAACGATGTTTACTACTCTGCAATGGCAAAGCTACATAAAGCGAAGTTTGTCTTTAAAGAGAGAGTAACCGAAAGTTCAAAAGATACAACACTAGTGCATACCATAGTAGGTAGCTTTGACCTGGAGCCAAGTGAGAGCAAGTATGCGAGTGAAAAGAAATATACTCTTAAAATCTATCCTATGCAATATACTAAAGAGATAGATGGTAAAGAGGTGGTCTTTGTTGATATGGAGAACTACATTTGTAGGCTAAACGGCAGTGACATACTTGAAGAGACTAGAAACGCTATTTTATAGGAGGTGATGCATGAAAGTAAAATTGGTTATAGCAGAAAAGATTGATGGCAAAGAGATCAAAGAGCTTGAATTTCGTGAGCCTATAGGAGCTGACTTAGAAGAAATAATGGGCGAGTTTTCTGGTGGTGATAAAAAATCAATCGGTAAAGCTCTAACCCAAATGGCGAGCAACCTTGTAACTTCTCATCCGATATCGCCTGATGATTTTAGAAAGTTTAAAGCTAAAAATTATATGGCAGTTATGAATGAGATGATGACTTTTTTGTTTTAGACGGGGCTTTTTTGGCTCCGTTTGAGGATGTTGTTATCTTTTTGATGAAACACAAATTTTCTTATAGTGAGATTTTGCAAATGAGAGTATCAAAGATAAAAGTTTACTTGCAAAAGCTTTTAGCTTTAGAAGAAGAACAAGAAAAAAAATTGAGAGCAGCACAAAATTAAGAAGTGTTTGCTCTATATTTGTATTGATGCCAACAATGGTTGTAAGCAGCATTGCAAAAAAAGATAAAAGTATGAATTTCATAGTTTGATTATATCATAAAGGCTTAAGATGGAAAAACTTATGACTCTTGGGATTGTTTTAAGTGCGATAGATAGAGTCTCAAAGCCCTTGGCACAGATGAGTGAGGGTTTTGGAAATCTCTCTAAAAGCATAAAAGGTATTGATGCAACAACTTCATTTAATGAGATAAATAAGCTTGAAAAAAAGATCGCCTCTTTAAACTCTTTGCATTTTAAAATTAAATCAAAGATTGAATTGAATGACAAAGCAATAGTAAGCACTAAAAAGGCTTTAAGAGATATTGAAAACGAGTTAAATCTTTTAAACAGAAAGAAAATAGATCTAAAAAAAGCTTTCGATAGTGGCAAAATTGGTGCAAAAGAGTTTGAAAAAGAGATAGAGAATATCGATAAAGAGATAGACGGACTAAATAATAAAAAGATTAGTTTAGATAAAGAGCTTCAAAGAGCTGAAGATGAGAGTAAAAGACTCTCAGATGAACTTAAAAGAACAGATAACTTAGTTGAAAAACTCTCAGATAAAAAGCTTTCACTTGAAGATGGACTTAAGAAAGCAGAGGTAGCTTCAAAGGCTCTTAATAATAAGTTAAGAGAGACTGCTTCAAAAGTGGCTATAGTTTCTACAAAATTTTATGCTTTAGGAAGAGTTGTTACTTCTGCTTTTTCTCCAATGATAAATGCTTACAAAGAGATCGAAAAGGCTCAAGGTGATATTGCAAGCCTTGGTATTGATGAAAGTGGTATTGCAAAGATCACAAAAGCCGCGAAAGAGATGAGTAATCAATTTGCTGGAGTTACTGCGCCTGAGTTCATTAAAGCAAGCTATGATATTAAGTCCGGTATCTCTTCTTTGAGTGCTGAAGGTGTGGCACAGTTCACAAAGTTTGCCGCAATAACCGCAAGTGCCACAAAGAGTAGCACAGAAGAGATGACAAAACTTTTTGCACTTGGGTATGGAATATTTAAGAGTGCGAATGAGACTGACATAGATTTTGGGAAAAGGTTTAGTGCTAGTATCGGTAAAGCGGTACAAGCTTTTCGAACGGATGGATCGGATCTTGTGCAAGGACTTAGTAACATAGGTGCAACTGCGAAAGCGATGGGTGTTAGCTTGAGTGAAGAGCTTGCAATTGTCGGAGTAGCTAAAGATGCATTTAGTTCTGCTGCTGAAGCTGGGACAGGATATAGAGCTTTTCTAGCTGGTGCGGTAGGAGCGCAAAAAAAGCTTGGACTTACTTTTACAGACGCTGAAGGTAAGCTCTTGCCTATGACAAAAATACTTGAAAAACTAAAATCAAAATATGGTGAATTTGACGCGAATGAGATGGCAGAGCTTAAAAAAGCTTTTGGTTCTGAAGAGGCGGTAAAGATCATTTCAGCGTTAATTAACAAGACAGACAAACTCAAAGCTGCACAAAAAGATCTAAACAGTGCAAAATTAGCTGATACAGAAGCGATGGCTAAGGCTAGAAACAGAGGAAAAGAGTTTGAGATACTACAACAGAGGATCTTTAATCTTTCTGCTACATTTGGTAAATTTTTAGCTCCTGCGGTAAATTTTGCAAGTGAAAAGATCGGGCAGCTGGTGAAGTGGCTTGATGGAATAGCAAACAGTAACTCTTTTGTCAAATACATTTTTTACGCTGTAGCAGGGCTTGGGGCTTTTGCTTTTGTAGCTGGGAGTGTTGGCATAGCACTAAGTGCTATGATGGCTGGACTCAGCACAGTGAATGGAATGCTTGGTATTAAAACTGGGCTTCTAAAAATTGCAAGTTTCTGGGAAAATAGACACTACATAGCTACAATGCTGACTTCAGGAGCTCAAAAAGTAGCTGCTGCAACAACCGCCTTTTTTAGCACTGCTCTTGGTGGGTTAAATATACGCGCAAGAGCGTTGGCAGTTTTTGGAACTATCAGCTCATTCATAAGAGGATTTGGTATAGCAAATGCATTTGCAGCAGCCAAACAGTGGCTCTTGAACATCGCTATGAATGCAAATCCTATAGGACTTCTAATTACTGGCTTTGCTGCATTAGTCGCTGGTGTTGTTTACGCATATAATAAATTTGATTGGTTCAGAAATGGAATCCATAAAGCTTGGGAGTTCATAAAAAAAGTCTTTAGTTATTCTCCGCTTGGGCTAATTGTAAAAGCTTGGGGAAAGGCTTTTGATTGGTTAGAAAGCAAATTTGCTTGGTTTAGAAAAATGGTTGGAGGCATAAAGAGTTTTTTTGGTTTTGGAGACAATGAGAGCGACAATAAGAGTGATAATAAGAAAAAAAATGATAAAGAAATAGAGAAAAAGAGTGGTTGGTTTAGCGGATGGTTTGGTGACGATGAAGAGAAAAAACCACTTCAAAAGATAGGACAAACTGCTAAAAAGGTAGCTACAGTTGCTACAGTAGGTGCAACACTTGCAACGGCTCAACCAGTAGCAACACAAACCCCCAAATTCAACATCCCAACCATAGCACCAAATATCAAAACTCCAACCATCAATCCAGCTGTAAAAGTACCAAATGT